CATCTACATATGCCTTGGTTTCACATTATAGAAAAAAATTAAAAAAAGTTTTACTTTTACTATAAACAATCCACACTTTTCAAAAAAGTAGTTTTCAAAGTAAATATATACATTATAAAAAAAAAACAAAAATAATGATACACACAGAGAAACTAACAACAGAAGAGAAAGACATAGTTTTACCTATGTTATTGAAAGCATTAAAGAAAGGTTCGGAAGAACAACCATTAGTTAGTGATAGAATTGTAAAATGGTTTAATGAGAATAAAGAATCTATTGGAATGAAATCAACATTCACAGCAGCAAGATTAAGAAAACTAACTAACTATTGTAGAACAAATGGTATAGCACCAATCATTGCTAATAGTAAAGGATACTATATTAGTAACAAGAAGAAAGATTTAGTAGAATTAAAGTTAAGTATAATAAGTAGAATAGAAAGTTTACAAGCAGTAGTAAAAGGAATAGATGATATGATGAATGAACTAAACCTTGTTGAAGTAGAAGTAGATTGTTTAGGATTTGAATGGATCAAAAAGTAACCTTATTTAGAATGATTATAAATAACAAAATAATTGAAAATAATTGCAAAAAAGAGTAAAGGGAGAGACAACTTATTTATATATATAGTATATATAATAATATAACAAAAAAGAAAACAAAGAAGACATGACAACAACACAACAACAATCAACATTAGAAAATGCAATTAGCAAATTGATGTTATCAAATGCAAGAATTACAAAAGAAGCAATAATGAGAGAAGTAACAAACAATACTGAAATAATTGATTGGAATTCCTTAGAATTAGATACAGAGTATATATCTTTTAACAAAAGAAAATCAAGAAGTATTGCAAGAACATACTTTACAGAAGTATATAAAAAATAAATAAACAAAGATGAACATACAAAGAGAATGGGTTTACAAGAACCAACAGAAAGTATATATCAACAATGATATAACAAGAAATGAAGACAAAGCTTATGACTATGAAATGGAAAATACACTTGCTAAGTTACACACAGAGAATTTTAATGAAGATGAGTATTATGAATTAAAATATGATAGATTCTATCACCAATAAAAAAAGACCACACTATGAGAACAAAAGAAGAAATTAAAGAAAACATTATAGAAAAAAACTTTGTAGAATACACCAAAGAGACAAAAAAATAAATAAAATACTAAAATGAAAGATATGAAGATACAAACACACAAAGTAAATATAGAAAACGGATATGAATACTTTGAATTAAAATGGGGTGTTAGAATAACTAAACCACTTACATATGAAGAATATAATAAAATTGATGACTTAATATGGCAAGAATTACAAAAAATGAATAAAATATAAAACTAACCCAATTGGGATGATAGATTCTATCACCAATAAAAAACAAAAGACTATGAAAACAAAAGAAGAAATTAAAGAAAGAATTATTGAACTGAACTTTGACCTATTAAGGTTCTTTGATGACAAACAAAAAGTTAGAGAGATAAGAGATGAGATACAATTATTACTTATAGAATATACATCATAAAAAACAAAACAAAAAGAAAATGGAAATAAAATGTCATACATGTAATGAAATCAAAACAGAATATGATTTTAGATACACAGAGAAAAATGGAACAATATACTTTAATGTAGGAAAATGTAAAGTATGTTTAAGTGAAGGTAAAAACACTTACACAAAAAAAGTTATACCAGTAGATATAACAGGAAAAGTAATAAAGTTCTTTGGTCATATTAGAAAAGAAAGAGAAGATTTGAATAGAGACATATATTTACTATTAAAGAGAATAGAGTTGAATAAAGGAAATGTTGATGAGTATGATTGTGTTAGATTATTAAACCTTTATATAGAAAAGTATGGTGAAAAGATTACAAGATTAGATAGAGAGTATGAAATGATCTACTACTATCAAAAATTAAAAGAATGTAATGAGAGATAGTAAATATACTAAATTAGGTTATCATATGACAACAGAAGTTGTAAGAGAGCATCAAGGTGATGTTAGACCAAACAGAACATTATATATTAGAGTAGTCATTTTTTACAAAGACAATGAGTTTTTTAGAGAAGATTTATTTATAGATGATATAGGTTTATTTGATAAAGAATGTAAAAGACACCAAAGAGAATTAAAATTAAACCAGTTATTAGAGTAACTGGTTTTTTTTATACAACCAGAATATAGTAAAATCTATATATACAAAAAACAGATTACAAAATGAAATATAACACTGACAAGAATAAATTGGTAATGCTACCAATTGAAGTTAAAGATAAATTAGATGAAGTTATTAAAATGATGGTAACTAAAAGATTAGAAGAAGGAAATAAAAAATTAAAAGTCAGTTATGCTGATGCTATAAAATACCTATTAGATAGATAAATAACCAGAGAAGACAAAATTAAATTAGCAATTGAAAGAGGATTTACTTATAATGAAGTAAGTGGTAAGATATATGGCATCTATAACAAAGAAATAACAGGTAAAATGGATGGTTATATATTTATAAACATTGAAATAAATGGAAAATACTATCAATTAAAAGGTCATCAGTTTGCTTACTATATGAAATATGGTAAAATAGTTGATTGTATAGATCATATCAATGGTATAAAGGATGATAATAGAATATGTAATTTAAGAGAAGTTACTAAACAACAAAATTGTTTTAATACAAAAGCCAAAGGTTATACCTTTGCTAAGGAAAGAAATAAGTTTAAGGCACAAATTAGATTAAATTATAAACTAATAAACATTGGTTATTTTAATACAGAAGAAGAAGCAAGACAAGCATATTTAGATGCTAAGAAAATATATCATAATATAGATGTTATTGAAATGTAAAGAATGTGGTGTAGAAAGAGAAGAAATATATTTTTCTAAAACTAAAAATAAAGGTAAGACTAAGGAAACAATGCCTTTTCATTTTTGGTTAAAGAGATGTAAAGTTTGTCAAGGAGTAAAAGTATTAAGAGGTGATTATAAACCAACTGATAATAAGACCAGAGTTGAACTAAAAATAAAAAAACAACTCACACTATCAAAAGATTGTTTAACCTTCTTAAATAGCCTTAAAATGAGCAGAGGATACATTGATATGTTAGGAGCATATAAGTTAGCACATTACTTTACACAAACATTTGGATATATAGATTTAACACATATGGAAATAGAAGATGAACTAAACCTTATGTTAAGTAACCTTTTAAAGGTAAAGAAAAAATTAAAATTGTAATGGATATAGCCAATTTAAGACAAGAGATGATAAACAATATGGTAATCATACCACACTTTATTAAAACAACCAGTTTTTTAGATCATGCTGTATGGAATAATATGAAGTATATAAATGATATATTGATGCAACTAATAAGTGATAAGATTATTACAGAAAAGAGAATAAGTGTTATAGTAGAACAATACTATTTAGAAATGGGAATTGTTTATGATATATATGATAATATAGAAAGTGTGAATGATTATTACAGTGATGTTATAGAATATATTTTAGAAAGAAGTTTACAGGAAGAAAGATTTGAGGCAGCAACTAATGTGAGAAACTTTACAACACAATATAAAAATCTATATCAATTTTAATGATAGTCACTGAAAAAGATTATAAAAGGTGGTCTAATATGAGTAAAATTATATGTAGTAACAGAGAGATTGCTGAAGAAGTCTTACAGGAACTATTACTAAATATGATTGAAAAGAATATAACTGATGACAGAGTAAATGATAGTTATATATTTATGAGCCTTAAAAATAGATTCTTAAACTATATAAAGAAAGAAAAGAATAGAAAGATAGATTATGTTGATAGTGATTGTGGAGAAACTTTTTTCTCCACAATTACGCGTGCAACAAACTTAACAGAACTATTAGAAGATACTACACAACCAGAAGATTTACAAGAACTGATAAAGAAAAACTTGGAAGATCAAGAGAAGATAAATGTTATAACAGAAACTATACTACAATTAGAGAGTTATGACAAGAAATTATACCAATTACATTTTATATGGGGATTATCACAGAGAGAGATTGCTAAGAAGATTGGTATATCTCATATGACTATAAATATGAGAATAAACAAAATTAAAGATAAAATAAAAACAAGACATGAGCAAGGAAGATAAAGAAGATTTAACACTATTATTCATTTTAGGAGTAATTGTTTTGATAATCTTATTGAATAAAAAATAAAAACAAATATGTTTAACTTATTAAAAAAACAAGAAAGTAGAGTATTGGTGATTGGTGATTTACACTTACCATTTGAAAAAGAAGGTTATTTAGAATTTTGTGTAAGTCAATATAAGAAATGGAAATGTAATAAAGTTATAATGATTGGTGATATAATTGATAACCATTATTCATCATATCATGAACAAGACCCAGATGGAAAATCAGCAGGAGATGAATTAGATTTAGCAATAGATAAAATAAAGAAATGGTATAAGGCTTTTCCAGAAGCAATAGTTATTATAGGAAATCATGATAGAATAGTTAGTAGAAAAGTTTTTAGTTCAGGATTAAGTAAGAAATGGATGAAGTCTTATCAAGAAGTTCTAAAAGTAGATAATTGGGACTTTGTAATGGAATATGAATTGGATAATGTTTTGTATTTTCATGGTGAGGGAGGTAGTGCTGTTGCAAAAGCAAGACAAGAATGTAAATCTGTTTGTTCTGGCCATAGACATTCAGAAGGATATGTTCAATATATAAATAATGATGTATTTGGAATACAAGTTGGTACAGGCATTGATAGACATAGTTATGCTATGGCATATGGATTTGCTGGTAAAAAACCAATTATATCTTGTGGTGTAATAATAGATGGTAAAGAAGCATACCTTGTAAAAATGAATGATAAATAATATGAGATACTATCTATACAGACATATAATGAATGATGAACCATTTTATATAGGTGTTGGAACTAAACCAAAGATATATAATACTATTAAAAGAGAATATCAAAGAGCATATTGTAAAACATCCAGAAGCATTGAATGGAGGAACTTTGATTAGAAGATATAAAAAATTAAAAAATAAATAGTAAATAAAATGGCAAAGAGAAAGATAAAAAAAGAAGAAACACCTGAACAAGATTTAGGTATAGGTGGGCTTGGAGATTTAATTGCTAAAGTAACAGATACACTTGGAATTGATAAGTGTCAAAAATGTGAGGAACGCCAATCAAGACTTAATAGATTATTTCCTTGGTTGAAAGCAAGTAGAGATGTCACACAAGAAGAAAGAGATTTGATGGCAAGGATAAATGCTAAATCATCTATAGAGAATGATGATGTAAATGCCCTTTTCAAATTATATAATGAATTATTTAATTCAAAGTTAAGTAGATGTAATTGTCCTGGATTGATAGGTAAAATGATTGAAAGAATAAATGTATTTATACAACCATAAGATTATATAGTTTATATATACTATAAGTGTAACACTCATAGAGTTTTACTAAAATAAAAATTATATTAAATATGAAACAAATTAAACTAATGCAGGGAGACAACATCTTGTCCTTAAAAAAATTACCTGAAAATAGTATAGATTCAATTGTAACTGACCCACCTTATGGATTGTCATTTATGAATAAAAAATGGGATTATGAAGTTCCTTCTATTGAGTTCTGGCAAGAAGCATTTAGAGTTCTTAAACCAGGTGGTCATGTCTTATCATTTGGTGGTACCCGCACGTATCATAGAATGGTTGTAAATATGGAAGATGCTGGTTTTGAGATTAGAGACCAGATTATGTGGATATATGCCTCAGGATTTCCGAAGTCATTAAACATAGGAAAATCATTTGATAAGAAGAATGGTAATGAAAGAGAAATTGTTGGAGATAGACCACTTATTGGAACTGCTATACACGAAGGTGGGACAAGACCAGAAGGTAAAGAAAAATTAGACATAACAAAAGGCAACTCACAATATGAAGGGTGGGGAACTGCGCTGAAACCAGCAAATGAGCCAATCTGTTTAGCAAGAAAACCTTTAAGTGAGAAAACTATTGTAGATAATGTTATTAAATGGGGAACAGGTGGAATAAATGTTGATGGATGTAGAATAGGAACAGAAGATAATTTATATAGAAATGATGGTGGTGTTGATAGTAAAATATATGGTGGTGGTAATGGATTTGGTGGAATACATAATGAACCAAATCAAGGTGGTCGTTTTCCAGCAAACATTTTATTTGACGAGACTGCTGCTGAAATGTTAGATGAACAAAGTGGTATAAGTCAAAGTAAGAAAAGAATAAATCCATCAACAAAAAAAGAAGGTAGTTTATTTAGTGAAGTGGGATTTACTAATACAGGAGCTGGTGAATATAATGATAAAGGTGGAGCAAGTAGGTTCTTTTTTAATGCAAAAAACTATGGAGGTAGAGAAGATTTTTTTATATATAAAGAAAAAAATATAATAATATGGAATACAAAATCCTTAAATACACAAGAATACAAAATGGAAGAATGTATAGAAGTGTCAGATGCATTGAGACAGGCAAGAGAAAATATATTGCAGAAGCCAGAGTTGTATGGGAACAACACTATGGTAAAATACCTGTTGAACACCATATCCATCACAAAGATGAAAACCCACTCAATAATGACATTCTCAATCTTGAATGTTTACACAAAGATGAACATTGGGCACTTCACGCTGATGATAGAAGAAAAACAGTCACATCTATTGATGGAAGAGAATATATTGAATGTTCAGATTGTAAACAATCAAAATGCATTAGTGAGTTCTATAGAAACAAATCAAGAGGTATTGGTGCCTATTGTAAACTATGTTCTGGAAGAAGACTTAGAGAATGGAGAGACAATAATAGAGAACACCATAATCAATACCACAGAGAATACAGAACAAAGTAGGTTCTTTTATGTAGCAAAAGTTTCAAAAAAGGAGAGAAACTTAGGCTTAGATAATTTTGAAGATAAGATTATAGAAGGTAGAGATGAAGGACAAGATACAAGATCAGTTGCTTTTAAGAAAAGACCAACACCTATGAAGAACACACACCCAACTTTAAAACCAATCAATCTAATGACTTATCTTTGTAGATTGATAACACCACCAGGAGGAATTATTTTAGACCCTTTTATGGGTTCAGGTTCAACTGGTATATCTGCTTGTTTAGAAGGATTTAGATTTGTAGGTATGGAATTAGATGAAGATTACTTTAAGATTGCAGAAGCAAGGATAAATAACTTTGAAGAGTATAGAAAATTATTAAAGAAGTAATGAATATAGTAAATAATATAGAATGGAAAGAAAACTATTTAGATGCTATTATTGTTGATATGAATAATATAAATGAAAACTTTTAAGGGAGAGTAAAACTTAGTGGTATAATATAAATAATAAATATAAATATATAAATGAATGAGTAAAGATAGTGATATGAGTAAATGGTTAAATAAAAAATCATTTAACCTAAAAGATGAGTATTATACACCAAAGATTTTAGTTGATGTTATATTAGAGTTTATTAAACCCAACTCAACTATATGGTGTCCATTTGATACTGAGACAAGTGAGTTTGTTATACAATTAAAAAGTTCAGGTCATAATGTAATCTATTCTCACATATGGCAAGGTAAAGACTTCTTTGAATATGAACCTGAACAATATGATTATATTATATCTAATCCACCATTCTCAAGTAAATTAAAAGTATTAGATAGATTATATAAATTAGATAAACCATTTGCAATGGTATTAGGACTACCTATTCTAAACTATCAAGAGATAGGTAACTTCTTTTTAGATAAAGATTTACAATTATTGATAGTAGATAAGAAAGTTAGTTTTGATGGTAACACAGCTTCATTTAATAATTCTTACTTTTGTCATAAGTTTTTACCAAAAGATTTAATGTTTAGACATTTAGAACATAACAATTCTGGTAAGAACCATATAAAATCATCAATGTATTAAATGAATTTAGATGCAACAATAGTATATCAAAAAAACCATAATGCTTTACAAAGTGATAAAAGATTTATTATTAACCAAGGTTCTTCAAGGTCATCTAAAACCTGGTCTCTATGTCAATTAATAATTGTATGGTCATTAACTAATCCAAATAAAACAATATCTATTGTAAGAAAAACATTTCCTACATTAAGAGCAACTGTAATATCTGCTTGTTTAGAAGGATTTAGATTTGTAGGTATGGAATTAGATGAAGACTACTTTAAGATTGCTGAAGCAAGAGTAAATAGTTTTGAAGAGTATAGAAAGCTACTAAAATAGAAAACATGCAGAATCATGATATATACTAATAAATATATATAAATGAATAAACAATAAAAAATCATAAACATAATGGAAGAAAAGAAAAGAGGTGGTGTAAGAGTTGGTGCTGGTAGAAAGAAAAGAGATGAAGAAAAATCTGTAATAGAATTATTAGATAAAATCATTGATAAAGAATTAGTTGCTAATGAATTACTAAAAAGAATTAAAGCAGGTGATGCAAGAGCAATGACTTTATATTTTAACTATAGATTTGGAAAACCACTTGCTACAATAGAACAGACTACAACACTAAATGTAAATGACATTGAATTAAAGGATTTAATAGACTTTAAGACAACAAAAGACAATGAGTAATAACTTTACTTATCTATAAAAAAATAGTGTCTTAAAACAACTTAAAATGATTTATGAGTAAAGTAATACTTAATGATAAATATAAAAAACTATTTACATCACCAACAAGGTTCTATGTATTGACAGGAGGAAGAGGTTCATCTAAATCTTTTTCTGTTGCTTATTGGTGTGCTTTAACTTTACTATTTGAAAGAGGACATACTATTCTATTTACAAGATATACTATGAAGTCAGCACATATATCTATTATACCAGAGATTACATCTAAAATAGAACTTATGGGTCATTTAGATAAGTTTGATATAACAAAAGATAGTATTACATCAAAGACAACAGGTTCAACTATTCTATTTAGAGGTATTAGAACATCAAGTGGTGACCAATCAGCAAATCTTAAATCATTACAAGGTGTAACCACATGGATTTTAGATGAAGCAGAAGAGTTGATGAGTGAAGAAACATTTGATAAGATAAACTTATCAGTAAGACAGAAAGGAAAACAGAATAGAGTTATTCTTTTATTAAACCCATCTACAAAAGCACATTGGATATATGAGAGATTTTTCCAATCAAAAGGTGTTGAACCTGGTTCTAATATAACAAAAGATGATACTACTTATATTCACACAACATATTTAGATAATAAAGATAATTTAGATTTATCATTTCTAAAAGAATTAGAAAACACAAAGACTAATAATGTTGTTAAATACAATCATATTATATTAGGTGGTTGGTTAGATAAAGCAGAAGGTGTTATATTTAATAATTGGGAGTTAGGTGAGTTTAATGAAGATAGTGATTGGGAAGCAGGAGCAGATTTTGGTTGGTCTCAAGATCCAAATACACTTATTAAAGTTAGTATTGATAATAAGAATAAAATGATTTGGTTAAAAGAAGAATTATACAAGACTGGTTTAACCACAACAGAATTATCTAATATATTTAGAGATGTTATAGGTAGAAGACTTATTATTGCTGATTCAGCAGAAGGAAGACTTATTGAAGAAGTTAAAAGAACTGGTGTCAATATAAAACCTTGTGTTAAAGGAGCAGGTTCTGTTAAAGAAGGTATATTACTAATGAAAGATTATAGAATGATAATAGATCCTAATAGTAGTAATTTGATTAAAGAACTTAATAACTATATTTGGTCTGAGAAAAATGAAAAGCCAATAGATATGTATAATCACTTATTAGATGCAGCAAGATATATTATTACACATAGGTTGAAGAAACCACAAATACAAAAATATAGAATTAGATAAAATGAATAACACTATAAAAATAATCATAGAAATCATAGGAGCATCAAAATCAGATTACACAACAATGTTAAACATTAAACCACAAGACCAGGTTATTAAACTTAAAAGAATAATTGAAAGGTTGAATGCAGAGATAAGAGATCTAAAATTGCAATTATTACTCAAAAGCGAGGAATAATTAGATATAATAGAATAAAAAACAAAAGAACATTAAGGTGTTTTTACTATGTGTAACACTTAATAGAGTTTTACTAATAAAAATAGAATAATTAAATGAACCAATTTTATTTAACAATAGATTTACTTAAACAAAGATTATTAAACAATGTAAATGTAAATACTGTTATAGAGGCAAGAGATGGAGATAAAGATTTATATAAGAAAAACATATACCCACTTGCAGTAGTAAACCCTACCAGCGCAGACTTTTCTAATAGTAAGGTAACATTTTTTACATTTGAGGTAGCAGTATTAGACCAAAGAGACATAAGTAAAGAACCAGGAGATAAATATAATGGTAATGATAACTATATTGATAACTTAAACATTACATCAGCAATTATAAATGACTTAGTAAATTATTTAAGATTACAGAATAATGATGATTTGATAGAATTAGTATCAGTAACAGATGCTAACAAAGTAGAGATGAGTGGATATAATAGTTTGGATGGGTGGTTCATCACATTAAAGTTATCAGTTCCTAACACACAAAATTATTGCTAATTAGATGATTACAATTTCACAGAGTATTCAATCATATATAAATGCAATGGTTGAAGATATAAAAGCAGCAGCACCTAATAGTTCAGGTGAATTGAGAAATTCTATTCAAGCAGATATAGTTCTAACAGAGAATAGTTATGAAGTAAATATATTGATGAAAGAATATGGTGAGTATCAAGATAAAGGAGTAAATGGAACACAAGTTAGTTGGGGCTCACCTTATTCTTTTAAGAAAATGATACCACCATCAGTTTTAGATAAATGGATTGTAAAGAAAGGAATTGCACCAAGAGGAAAGAATGGTGAGTTTTTAAGTAGATCAGGATTAAAGTTTGCCATAGCAAGAAGTATAATGATAAAAGGTATTAAACCAAAAAACTTTATAGAACCAAATATAGATCCTAAATTAGAAGGACTTGCTAATTTAACAGCAGAAGAGATTTGGGATAACTTTGTAGAAGAACAAAATAAAAAAGATAAGAATAAGTAATGAGTAGAAAATTGACATTAGATATAAACTTTATTGATACACCAAGAGATGGTGATGTATTTGGTTATCAAATTAGTAATAATGGAGTTCCATTATCTTTTAATGGATTTGATGGCTGGGATAAAGTATTTAAAGAATCAACAGATTATACTAATGCCAATGGATATATTACTATGTTAAATAGTGATTTAACACCTAATACAAGTGATAATGCCTCTATTGGTAATGGCTTTAATGGAGTAGTAAATGTTATTAAAAGACAAAGCACAGGTAAGTATATTTGTGTTGGTGGATTTACATCTTATCAAGGTGTAACTTTATCAAGTAGAAAAATATGTAGATTAAATACTGACTTTACTTTAGACACATCATTTACACCACCAGACTTTTCAGTTGATTTACCTACATTAGAAATTGATTCTAATGATAAAATATATTTAGGTAGTTCAAATACTACAAGTGGTAAAGGTAGATTAGTTAGATTAAACGCTAACGGTACTTTAGATGGTGGTTATATGCCTGGAATTGGTTTTGATAGACCAGTTATGGCAATTAAATTACAACCAGATGGTAAATTACTTGTAGCTGGTGTATTCACGACATTCAACTCATCACCAGCAAAAGGTATTATTAGACTTGGTATTACTGGTGTTAAAGACGTTTCTTTTAATGGTGTTAACCAAGGTTTTGTTTTAAATAATTCATATCCAAGAACAATAGATTTACAATCAAATGGTGATATAGTAATAGGTGGAGATTTTTATATGTATAATAATACAGCTTGTGGTAATATAATAATACTTACATCAACAGGAGCAGTCTCAAAAGTTCCTACTGATTTAGATAATTCACCAGGTGGGATACTTAGTGAGAATGTTCTGAAGGTTCTTGTAGATCCATCAGATAGAATATATGTAACAGGTAAGTTTGAAAGATATGGTGGTGGAGTTGCTTGTAATAAAATCATAAGACTATATAAAAATACATTTAACAATTGGGTTCCTGATTTAACATTTAATGTTATTAGTCAAGGTTTAGATAATGGAAATTCAATATATACAACTGGTGGATTTGATATGTTATTAAATGACAATGGTAACTTAGTTGTAGTTGGTAACTTTGGTACAGTGCAAGGAACAACAACACAGAATATAGCAGTTCTTGATGAAACTGGTATTTTATCACCAGATGGTGAAGATACAACAGGTGTATTTACTCTTAGTGTTGGAGCACCAACATTGAAGACTATATCAAACTTAGGAGATAGATTTATTTTAGGTGGTTCATTTAATAGTTATTCAAACATAGGAGTACCTGCAGTATCATCACAATTTGTTATACCAATCTCACCAACATTTTCTCAAAATGTTTATAATACATATGACAATTTAGTAGAATATAATTTAGATTATGGTATTACATATTCTATTATTAGTTCAACTGTAAGTATGACTGCATCAGTAGATTTTACAGATACAACACCAACTGATGAACCTACTGGTCTATGTATAATACAACCAGATGATAAAGCAATTATATATAATATATCTTATTTTAGTGGCACAAGTTCTACATTGATTAGAATAAATCCTGATGGAACATTAGAAAATACATTTGATGCAAGTGGTTCATATGTATCATCACCAATAAGTATAAAAATACAACCTGATGGAAAGTTATTTGTATGTAATGATGATATACTTGTTAGGTTAAATCAAGATGGTTCAGAAGATTTAGACTTTATATATGAAACATTTAATGGAGGCACACCTGTAATTTCTGTATTACCAATTGATAATAATAACTTCTATTCTTATGATGGAGGTGTAATTTTTAAATATAATTTAATTGGTTTAACATACTCATATGATACATCATATGGTTGGGAGAATAATGGGTATATTGAAGCAACAATAGTTGGTTTTAACTCAGTTATTAAACAACCAGATAATAAAATCTTATTCTCAATCTCAGCAACTTCATCTATTAGAGCAAAAGGTGGTACATTCTCAAAATCACCTGGAGTTTATAGATTAAACACAGATGGTTCATTTGATAATACATATAGTTTTTCTGCAACAAGTTCATTGTTTCCATCAAATCTTATGGTTTTACAAAATGATGGTAGATTATTGGTTGCATTAGATAACTATATAATTACTGCTTCTAATATAAAAAGATATAATACTAATGGATCATTAGATACAACATATAATACAAATGATATAACTATTGAAGCCATAAATACAAAAATAGAGATACAAAGTGATAATAAAATAATTTTATATACAAATGATGGTTCTTCTATATATGTAACATCAACAGATGAATACTATTCTATAATAAGATTAAATACTGATGGTTCATTTGATAGCACATTTAACTCACAATTATATACAATAGGTAATATAAAGACAGTTACTAACTATAGCAATAATGATATGTTAGTAATAGGTAGTGAAGCAACATGGCCAGGTTTTACAAATAATGGTAACATAACAAGAATAGATAAAGATGGTAATGAAGTTTTAGTAGCAGATATAGATCTATATACACCTTCAGCAGTTAGAATGGAATATACATTTGATAATCAAGAGATAGTTCTAAATGATGTTTATGACACAACAGATTATGTAGAGATTACATATACAAATGAAAGTTTAACATTAGAAGAATTAGTTCAAGAAATTGCAGTAAGAAGTCCTTATTTAATAGTTAGTAACTCAGCATCTTTTAGTAGTGTAAATTACAAGATTAGAGTTTATGAAGGAAGTATATTCACAGGACCATCACAATCAATAAACTATGACATTACAAAAGATAAACTATTTACAGGACAATCAAACATTTATGTGAATATAAACAATTTAGTTAGAGAAAAATTAGAAGCAAATGTAACTACATTTAATGATAGTTCATATTTCTCATCACAATTATTACCAGACAATATGAGTAAGTGGGTATTAGTTGATGAGACTATATTTGATGGAGCTGCAACACAATCAACTGCTATGTATTATTTACATGCTTTGGATGGTTATTTATATAACTATGAACAACAAGGTTCACCAAATGTTTTTATCAATGGTTATAAAAGATATATACATAGAAACCAACCACAGAGAATATATTTTCAAACTAACTTTTTAATAGGTATAACTATGACAGATGAGTTTGGTAACTCATATAGTCCTACCTGGGATGCTACAAATATATTATCAGATAATAAAAAGTATATTCAAAGTTTTGAGGTTGATCCTTATTATAGAATACCTGGTGGTTCAAGACCAATAACTTTAACAAGTTATGTTGATTACAACTTTACTTATGATGCTGGGGCTGGAAGAGTATATACTATAACAAAAAGATTTGAAATATATGATGATTGTAAATATGACTTATATACGATAGTTTATAAGAATAAGTTTGGTGTTTTAGAGAGTATTGCCTTTTCAAGAAAAGCAGTAAAATCATTAGATGTAAAAGCAGTTGACTATGAAAGAAGTATATTAGATTATAATGGTAGTTATGATATAACAAGACATACAAATAAACAATATAATCTAAATGGTTATGAAAGTTGGGTATTAAATACAAATTGGATGCCAGAATATATGAATGAAGCATTTGAAGAATTGACTTTAACAGAAGAAGCATGGATTATTAAAGAGGATGGTTCAATTATTCCTATTGTTAAAGAAGACACAAGGATTGATTTTAAGACACAATTAAATGATAAGTTGATACAATATACCATGAAGGTAAAAATGAGCCACCAGGTGATTAAAAACATACTATAAGATGAAGGTACAAGTTTATATAGGAGAAGATAAGTTAGATTTATTTGATGATGAAAAAATCTCAGTAACACAGAAGTTAAATGACATTGAAAAGTTGAGTAATGTTTTTACAGACTTTACTAATAGTTTTACTGTGCCAGCAACTCCAAATAATAATAGGATTTTGAAACACTATTATGATGTTGATGTTGATGGTAGTTTTAATGCTAATATAAGAATAGATGGATTTATTGAAATAGATACATTACCTTTTAAGTTTGGCCAGTTTCAATTAGAAGGTGTTGTTGTAAAACAAAATAGACCTGATAACTACAAGATAACATTTTATTCAAAAGCAGTGCAACTATCAAAATTATTTGGTGATGACACAATAGACCAATTAGATTATATTACAGTTGATGATGTTAAAGTAAAAACTTTTGATAGTTTATCACAATTTGATTATGTTTATAGTCAAACAAGCCTTTTAGATTCATTAAATAACCCATCATTCAAAGGAGGTAATGTAATAACACCTTTAATAGCATATACAGATAGAGCATGGCAGTATGGAACTAATAATACCAAAGATATATCAAAAAGTAGTTATCCAATTTTAGATACTGAATTAAGACCAGCATTGAAAATTATTAGAATAATTGAGGCAATACAAGTTAGATATGGAATAACATTTAAAAGTAATTTATTTAATGAAACATTTTTTGATAAATTATTTATGTGGATGAATAACACTACTAAAGTAACAGCAAATAAACAACTAATTTTATTAGATACATTTACTGAAAATGATCCAAGTTTATATTATTCTAATGTTTCTAAAACTGATAATACATTTTCTTTTACTGATAACGCTTATTTATATGATCCAGACAACAGGTTTAATATATCTGTATATTTATTTGGTTTAACAAGTAGAACTGGTGCAAGTATAGCAGGTGCTGATTTTATATATGAAATCTTTGATGGTGATGGTAATTTAGTTCATACTGAAACAAGACAAGTTCCATCATCACCACAAAATCTATTCTTTACTTTACCTATACCACAATCAAATGTTCCAAAGAATTATTCATTTAGGTTTAAGGTATTATCAACTGTTGATTATATATTTACCAGTTCATTACTTATATTTTCTAATAACTTTGGTAGTGGGCCTTATGATACAGTTAGAATAAGTGGTGCAGATGTACAATATGTAACAGTTGAGAATAGCCTACCAAAGATGAAAGTTATAGATTTTTTACAAGGAATAATGAAAATGTTTAAACTTGTTATAAGACCTATAACAACTACTACATTTTATATTGATACATTAGATAATTTTTATGATTTTAATAATCCTTTTATTAAGGCAAACATATTAGATATAACCAAGTATGTAGATACTACTAATGTGAATATAGATAGACCATCAATATATAAAAAGATAGAATTTCTTTACCAGAAAACTGAAAATGTTTTAGGTAAAAGATTTAGAGAGACAATAAATGATCCAGTAAATAAAATAATTGGTTATGGTGACTTAAAAAGTTTTTATCCACAGATTGCAGAAGATAATGATTTAAAAGTTGAATTGCCATTTGAGAATATGTTATTTGAGAGAATGACTATACAACCGCCAAATGTAAATGAAGGAGAACTTACTGAGATATGTATTGGTGAAAGTTATTCTTTAAACCAAGACCAAATCACAGTATCAAGAAATGATTCAAAACCAATTTTATTTTTTAATAATGGGGTTGTTGATATATCAGCAAGACCACTTAAAATAAAATTTAATATATCATCAGTTCAAACACTAAACCTAATATACAACATTGGTAATACAGATAATCAAGTGTTTGATGATGTTACACAAACTATAAACTGGGGTGAAGAAGAAGACCCTTGGCATTTAAAATATGTAACACAATCATTATATAGAAACTTCTGGAGTAATTGGATTACAACAATCTATTCAATTAAACAAAGAAAGTTTAAGTTTGAAGGTTATTTACCACCAAGATATATTCAAGAATTATCATTAAATGATAGATTGATTATAGGACAGAATAAATATAAAATAAATGATTATACAATAGATTTAGTAACAGGTAAAACTACCTTTAATCTATTCACTGATATAAAAAAACAACAAACAATTTAAGATGAAGATAGAAAGTTTATTAGATTTAACAATAGAAGATTACTTAATGATAACATCATTAAATGGTAAAGATGAAGATTTCATAAAAAAGGAAATGTTAAGATACTTCAATTTAGGTCACCTAAGTATAACAGAGGTTGATTTATTTATGAATAATTTAGGTAATATACTTAAAACAGATGCCAAGTTTATTCAAAGATTTGAATTAGATGGGGTTGAGTATGGATTTATACCTAATTTAGATACAATTACAGCAGCAGAGTGGATTGATATAGACAATTATCAAAGAGAACAGAAAGATATACACAGACTATTATCTATTTTATATAGACCAATTGTTAAAAAGTTTAATTGGTTTGGTTTTTTTAATAAAGGAAACTACTCAATTAAGCCATATGAAGGCACAACAGAAAAGTTGAGAAAAGCACCACTTGAAGTTTATTTAGGAGCAATGGTTTTTTTTTATCTTTTAAACAAGAAACTATTGCTAAGTTCCAGTATTTATACTCAGACACTGATGATAGAAACAGTGAAGAAAGACAAAACACTAACTATACAGCAGAAAGTCAATTTAGTGAAGAGTTTGGATGGTATAACTTAGTATTTAGAGCAGCAGGTGAAGATTATATAAAGATAAACAAAGTATTACAATCACCAGCAATAGAGTTTTTAATGTATATAAACTTTTATATCAAAAAACAAGAATTAGAAAAAATAAGATTAAAAAGATGATAATAAGTGAGACACTAAGATTATTACAATTATATGATTATAATAAACAAGGTAAAATAGTAGAAATGGCTAAGGGAAAGTATGAAACAATTACTTTTAGAAATGTTTTTAATAAGATAAGAAGAAAAATAAAAAATATATTATGAGTGATTTAAAAAAGGTTATATCAATTGAATTAGATGACAATACAAAAACTGGTTTAGATAATATAGATAAGACATTTGATAAAGTTGATAACTCAATAAAGAATGCTACAAAAACATCAGCCAATTTAAGACAAGAACTTAAACAATTACAAAGAGATTTGTTATCAGGTAAGTTTACAGGGGAAGAGTTTACAAAAGCAACTCAAAGAGCAGGAGAACTTAAAGATACTATTGGTGATTTGAATAGTAGAATAAACACATTATCATCTGATACAAAGAACCTTGATGCTCTTGTTAGTACTGCAACTGGAATTGCTGCTGGATTTTCTATTGCACAAGGTGCTGCTGGATTATTTGGTGATGAGAGTGAAGAATTACAACAATCTTTATTAAAGGTTCAATCAGCAATGGCTGTTCTAAATGGTTTAACAGAGATACAAAATCTATTACAAGGTGAAAGTAAAGTGGCAATACTTGCTACAAGTGTGGCTCAAAAGGTTCAAAACTTTATTATCAATGGAACTACAACAGCAACTGTGGCTCAAACAGCAGCAACAACTGTTCAAACAGCAGCAACAGAAGGTTTAACAGTTGCTACTAATACAACAGTAGTTGCATCAAGAGCATTAAGAGTTGCTTTATTGGCAACTGGTATTGGTGCAATAGTAGTTCTTATAATTTCTTTAGTAAGTGCAATGGATGACTATGCTCAAAGCACAAAAGATGCAGAACAAGCACAAAAAGATTTTAATAATCAATTAGAACTAACTAAAGCATTTGCTGAAGATGAAAGAGAAGCAATTGACCTTGCAACACAAGTGGCTTTGGCTAATGCAAGAAAGAGGGGTGCAAGTGACAAAGAAATGAGACAAATAGAACTTAATGGTATTGAGGAAACTATAAAGTCAAGAAAAAAAGAAACAAATGCTTTACAAGATAAGTTAAATAAAGAGCAGGCCATGTTTGAGGCTGATTTAAAAAAGAAGGAGGAAATTAAAGCCAAGTATGAAAACTCAGGCTTTTCAATGAGTAACTATTTAGCAAGTGAGCGTGCTTTTTCTAAAAAATACTCTGAAGAAAACATGGCTAAAAGAAAGGAGACTAATGACAAAATACTTGAACAAATAAAAGAAGGTAATGATGCAGTTCAAAATCTTGATAGAGAAAGACAAATAAAAAAGGCAAACTGGGATGCTGATGATGCTGAAAAAAGTAGAGATAGAATAGCAGATAGAAATAAAAAAGAACATGATTTATATCTAAAAGGTATTCAAGACTATTTAACTGCAACAAAGGATAGTTTTGATAGACAACACTATTTAATAAACAATGATAATAATCTTACATTAAAAGAGAAGAAAGCATTTAATAAAAAGATTGCTGATGCTGATGCTGCTCAAAAGAAAGCAATAGCAGATAAACAACTTGCTGATGATATGGCATCAGCACAACAAGCAATTGATATATTAAACCAATTAAAAGAGGATGCTGAAACACCAGCAGAAAGAGAATTAAGAGAGTATAATGAAAAGAAGGCTGTATTAGAGGCAAACAATTTATCAATAGAGGAATTGACAAGACAGCATATTAAAAAAATGCAACAGATTCAGGCTGATGGTGAAGAGAAAGATAAAGCAAAACAACAGGAAGAACTTGAAAGACAACAAATTGTAACTGATGCTAAAATAGGGTTAAGAAATGCTGAACTTGATGCTACAATAGCAGCATTTAACATTGCTGCTGGATTTGCTAAAAAAGGTAGTGACTTACAAAAAACTTTAATCATTGCTGAAAAATCAGCAACAATTGCTAAGATTATTATGAATACAATGTATGCAAATGCAGCAGACAAAGCTTATGCAGCAACTTTGGGACCATATGGGGCAGCGTATTTAGCAGCTAAGATACCTACTAACTATACTCAAATGGGTATAGGTATAGCAACAACTATTGCTGCTGCTGCACAAGCATTATCATCAATGGGTGGTGGAAGTTCAGGAGGTTCTGGAGGTGGTGGAGGTGCAGCAGCAGCACCACCAGCTCAATTTAATATAGTGGGTCAGTCATCAACTAATCAATTAGCAGGAACTATTGCTGATAGACAACAACAACCACTTAGAGCATATGTTGTAGGTAATGATGTATCAACACAACAAGAGTTAGATAGAAACAGAATACAGAATAGTACCTTCTTGTAAAAGATTGAATTATTTACAAAAAAAAATAAAGTGTTTATAAAGTATGGAAGTATTTAAGGTTAAATATGATAATGAAACAGATGGTGACTTATATGGTATATCTATTGTAGATGATCCAGCTAATGGTTTTGATTTTATTGCAATGAGTAATAAAGTAGAGATTAAGTTAGCATCTGATAAAAAGAAACAAATACTTTATGGTATTGTTTTAAGACCAGAACAAAAGATTTATAGAGAGTTTGAAGATGGAACACCTTTCCAACTTATGTTTGATGCAGAGACTATAGAAAGGTTCTCACAAGATTTTATGAAGAAAGGTTACCAAAGAAACTCAACATTCAACCACGAAGAAGATTTGAAATTAAGTGATAGCACAGTAGTAGAGAGTTGGATTGTAATGAATAAAGAAAATGATAAGGGAAATAATATAGGATTACCAGTAGAAAATGGTGACTGGGTTGTAGGTATGAAATTATCAGATAAGTCTTGGGGTGAATATGTTGAGACTGGTAAAGCAAAAGGATTTAGTATAGATTCATTTGTTCAGTTTGAGAAGATAAATATGAAAAAAACTTGTGAAGACTGCTTAACACAAGAGGTTGAATTAAATAGCAGAGAAAATAATAAAGAGGAAAATATGAGTATGTTAAAAAAACTTATCAAACTTTTCAGTGAAGGTGAAGTTACACTTGCATCATTAGATACAACTGAATTAGGAACACTTACAGCTGATGCCTTTGAGATTGGTAACATTGTATATGATGCCAATTTACAACCTGTTGTTGATACAGAGTTTTCAGCAGAAGGAAAGGTTTATTCAACTGATGCTACTGGAACAATTGTAGAAATTAGTGATGTTGCTGAAGAAACAACAGATCAATTAGAGGAAGCACCAGTATTAGCAGAAGATGTGGCACCAGAAGTTGCAACTAATGTTGAGGAAACTACAACAGCAATTGTTGATGAAGTGGCTAAACCAGTTGAGGATGTAGATGTAGAAGCATTGAAAGCATTAGTAGCTCAACTACAAGCAGATCTTGAAAAACTTACAGTTCAACAAGAGGCTGTTTTAATGGAGAATGTAGAGTTGAAATCAATGGCTGCATCAACAAAATTAAAAGCAGAAGTAAAAGGTCAATCACCAATTACAATGAAAACAAAAGAAGTATCTACAGATAGCACATTAGAAGCATTAAGTAGAATAACAAAAAAAAATAATAAATAATAATGGCAACAACACAAACTATCAACTCAGCATTTAATGGTGCATTGGCAGGAGAAATCTTTGTTCAAGCATTTAAGAAAGCTGATACAATCTCTCAAGGTGCTATCACTGTATTACCAAATGTTATTGGTTCAGGTTACTTACCTAAACTTGGTTACTCAGCTGGATTAGCTGCTTATTCTTGTGGATTTGATCCAACAGGAACTGTTACTTATACTGATAAAGAAGTAGCAACAAAAAAATATGAAATTAAACATGAACTTTGTAAAGATGAGTTCCACCAAACATTCCAAGCTCAACAAGCAGGTTTATTTGGAGCAGCAAATGAGATTCCAGCAACTATTGCAGATGCAATCTTGTTAGCAATGGTAAACAACATGGGTGCTTTAGTAGACACTCAAATCTGGCAAGGTACTGGTGTAACAGGTTCATTTGCAGGTCTATTGGCTCAATTTGTGGCAGATGGAGATGTAATTGACATTGTTGGAACAGCATCAACAGTAGCAAATGTTCAAGCAGAACTTTCTAAAGTTTATCTTGCAATCCCAGAAGAAGTAGTTGGAGAAAGTGATATTATTATTGCAGTTTCACCTAATGTAGCAAGAAACTATAAATTATCACAAGTTGGTAACTATATGGTTGGTACACCAGTTGGAGACAAAACTTTAGATTATATTGGTTTGCCAGTTGTATCTATTGCAGGTCTTCCATCAAATACTATCTTGGCTTACAGAACTAAAAACTTAGGTTTCTTAACTGGATTAGAAGCAGACTTAAACAATGTATCTATCAAAGATATGGATGAATCAGATTTATCAGGTAACATCAGAACTAAAATTGTATTCTCTGCTGGTGTAGGTTATTCATTTGGAAATCAAATTGTTTACTCAAGAGTATAATAAATTAAATATAGTGTAATATAAAGGGTCTGTAAAAAACTCAAGGTTAGAATAAAGGCCCTTCATATTATATTAAGAAAAAAAAAACTAAAACATATGGCATGTGACATTACAAAAGGTAAAGGTCTATTAGCATGTAAAGATGCAGTATCAGGATTAAAAGCAATTTATGTTGCTAATTTTGATGAATATAACTTTACTACATCATCAACAGATGCAGGACACTTACTTACAGACATAGGTGATTTAGATGTTGTTTATAAATATGAATTGAAAAACTCAGGTAATACATTTACACAAGATATAACATCATCAAGAGATAATGGGACAACATTTTTTAATCAAACATTAAACTTTGTTCTAACAAAATTATCAGCAGAGATGGAGTTTCAAATTAAAATGATGGCTTGGGGAAGACCTCAAATCTTTGTTGAAGCAAACTCAGGAGATGTATTCTTAATGGGTAAAAACCATGGTTGTGAGATCTCAGGTAAAAGTGAGGTTCAAGGAACAATGGATTCATTAAATGGATATACTTTAACTGCAGTAGGAATGGAAAAAGAACCAATTTGGTATCTTACAGGTTCTGCTTCAAATAATATGAAAGCATTAAATGCAACAGCATCACAAATACCAGGATAATAAACCTTAAAATTATTTATAAGAAGAGAACTCACAAGGTTCTCTTTTTTTATTTATTTACAAAACAGAACTCAGGTGTTTTTATAGAAAATAACAGAGTATATGTCATTAAAGATAATTGAGATAAGTGGTGCAACAGGAGGAGACTATTTAACAGTTGATAATAATATAATCACAGTAGATAGCAACTTATACACTGCTGATATGACTATAAACCCAGACACAACATACTTTTTAAGAGTTCCTTATAGATTTTTTACAAGTGAAGTAAAATTAGTTATGTGGAGTGAGATTAAACAAGTAGAAACAATATATGAACTACCAGCATTACAAGAAGATGGCATAATGGTATTAGAGTTCTACCATCAGTTTATTGATAATGAAACATTTGAAGTAAGAGTAACTGATTTAACAGATAAACTTATGTGGAGAGGTAAAATTATGGCAACAACACAAACAGATTTAGAAGATTATATCTTACATAAAGTTGTTGATAATAATATAATAAAAATATAATTTAATATGAAGAAAATACATTTTATAGAAATGAATAAATATGTAAAGGTTGATGTACAATCTTTGCTTATATCAAGTAATAAATGGATTACAAATGGTGTAAATAATGAATACTTTTATGTAGTAGAAGAAGCATATTTAGGATCACCAACTAATCAATCTATTATTGATAACTTTACAAATTATATTTTAGGAGAAGGTTTAATTGATGAAAGTGGTTCAGTTGATGTTACTACTATTTTAGGTGAAGAAGATTTAAGAAATGCAGTTACAGACTTTAAGATGCAAGGTGCCTGCGCTTTTCAAGTGATATATAATTTTGGTGGTGGTGTAAATAAACTTTATTATATACCAACAAAATCATTGGCAGTAAATAAAGAAGCAGACATTACAGATGATATAACATCTTATTGGTATTCTTTTGATTGGAGATTTAGAACAAGATATAAACCACAAGAGTTTCCAGCATTTGGTTATGGTAATGGATTAGAGACAGAGATACTTTATATTAAAAGACAATCTGCTCAACCAGTTTATGCCCTACCAGATTGGCAGTCAGGTATTCAGTATTGTCAAACAGAGGAAGAGTTATCTAACTATTATAATAAACATATTAAGAATAACTTTTCAGCAGGAAAGATTATCAACATCAATCAAGGAACAACAGATTCAGAAGAAGCAAAGGAAGAAGCAGAACAAGTAATTTTAAGAAAGGTTACTGGTTCAAATGCTGCTGGTAATACAGTAGTATCATTTAATGATAATTATGAGAACAGAACCACTGTGGAGAGTATTGAGATAACAGATGCTTACTCACAGTTTCAGTTTTTAAGTGCAGAATGTTTAGAGAAGATTATGTTAAGTCATAAAGTAAATGATAAGTCTTTATTTGGATTACCAATGCCAACAGGTTTTAACTCAGCAGCAGAACAAATGGTTCAATCATTAAAGATTTTATATAGAAGTCAAATCAATCCTATGAGAAAGATTTTAACAACAGGTTTAGAGAAAGCATTTAAGAAGACAAATCCTAATGTTAAATTAGTATTTGTTGATTATGAAGAATTAAGAGTTACAACACAACCAATAATAGAACAACCAATAGTAGAACCACAGACACTAAAAATGGCTGCTGAGAAGGTTAGTTTTGATTATGATGACACATTGACTACTGAAAAAGGAGTTCTTGCTTTAGAGAGAGCCTTAGCAAGTGGAAAAGTAGTATATATTATATCAGCAAGAGGAACAAAAACAGGTATGTTATCATTTGCTGATGAACATGGAATACCTTTTAACAGAGTATTTGCTACAAGTTCAAATAAAGCAAAGGTAGAGAAAGTTTTAGAATTAGGTATTGAAACACACTATGATAACAACCAAGATGTTGTAGATGAATTGCCAGGAATAGGTAAAAAAATATAATAGAAATATAATGGGATTACAGACAATTTTAATCAAACAAGATGAACTAACAAGAAATACTATTATAGGTGGTAATGTAGATGTTGATAGATACTTACAAGCAATTAAGGCTTGCCAAAATCTTTTAATAAAACCTTTATTAGGAGCAGACTTATATAACAAGATAGTTTCTGATTTTGAAACAAACTCATTAGCAGGATTATATTTAGAATTATTCAATGATTATGTTAGTGAGATGATTATTCATGGTTCAGCAGAGATATATTTAACACAAGGTGCTTATATGGTTACTAATAATGGTATCACAAAAGGTAAGACAGATAATGCTGATAGTGTTACTAAAGAAGAAGTAGATTATTTAGTTCAGGCAAGTAGAAAGTTATATACTTTATATGAAGAACAATTTTTGAATTGGATTAAAGTAAATACTATACCAGAATATGATAAACCTTGTGGAGTTAAACACAGAACTTATGGAGGATGGTTTATCAAGAAAGGAAATAATTGTAGATAATGATAAGAGGAGAATATAAGATTAAAGATAAAGATATAATAAAACTATCTAAACTTTATGAAGAAGTTAAAATAGAGAAGGAAAAAGAAAAAAAAGAATTAAAGGATGATAGTAATAAACACAGGAGCAACAGCTAATGATGGAACTGGAGATAAGTTAAGAGATGCTTTTATCATTGTGAATCAAAACTTTTTAGATATACAAGGCATATTAGATATAGTTTTAACAGATAGTTCAATCATACCTATAAGTCAAATTAGTGGATTACAAACTATATTAGATGATTTAAGTTATCAAGTTAGTTTAATACCAACATTACAGGATGATATAAACTCAATAAACTCAACAATTTTTACAATCAACCAAACTTTGAACTCACAGAATAGTTCAATCAATGAATTATATTCTTTGGTGAATGATTTACAACAACAAATTTTTACAAAAATTGGTGAAGCACCTATTGATGGACAACAATATGTTAGAAAAGATGGTGAATGGTCAGTTGTTAGTGGAGTAACATTTTCACAATTATTAGAAAATGTAACACCTGATGGTTATTTAGGTTTAAGATTACAACCTGCAAGTGCTTCTAATAATGGTTTTTATATAAACAAATCTACAAACCAATCAGTTGGTTACTATGTAAGAAATACTGATAATGTAGGTAATGCTGCAGTGTCTGCACTTTATCTTGGTGGTTCAGGAGGTTTATATGATAACTATGTGAGTTTATTTCACGCAAATGCTGGTTATTCTATACCATATTTAAGAAACAATAATGGTTTAATCTCTAACAATGATTTATTTTTCATTGGATGGCAAGGGGCATCATTTAATTTTGTAACAAGTACAGGTACATTTGGTAATGAAACAAGCAAGTTTAAGATAACAAATAGTGGTACGGTTAGTATAGGAGTTCAACCAACTTTAGATAATGACACAACAGATATATTAGGTAGAAAAGCAGATGGAACAATTGTTAGAATTGATAAATCTTCTATTGTAGGAACAGGAAGTTATTTACCATTAGCAGGTGGAACAATGTCTGCTGATGCTGATATATTCTTTGCTAATGGTTCTAAAATTAGTGAAGGTTTAGTAGATGCAGGTGGTGATAAAGGAATTGCTTTAACCTGTGCTGTTGGTTATGAGTGGAAATGGGAAGCAGGAGAGGCTTACTTAACAAATCTTAGTGGGAACATTGTTGAACTTAAACAATATGCAAGAGCAATACCATTAGAAAATGATGATGTAACAAAAGGTTTTACAAGTGGTTCTTATTGGCTTACTTTAGGTGGTCAAATATATCAATGTCAAGATGCAACTGAAGGTGCTGCTGTTTGGGTTTCAGCTGAAGATTATGGTAATTTACAAATAGTAACAGATAATGGTAACACAACTACAAATACAATAAGAATAAACCCAGGTGGTAATCCTGGTTTAGTTATATTAGATGCAGATGAAATAACTGGTATAAATGCTAATACAAGTGGAATTAGTATTACTGGTGGTTCAGGCCAATCAATGACAATTACTCCTACAGATTTTACATTTACAAAAGAAAATGCTGAACCTGGATTTAAGATTTTATCAAAAGGAGCAGCTACTAATGCTACTTCTTCAGTACAATTTGATTTGCCAGATAAAGTTGATGCAACTTATACATTAGCAACAACAGTAGATTTACCAACAAAAACATCAGACTTAATAAATGATGGAGATAATGGTACAAGTCATTTTATATCTTTAGAAGATTTACCAAGCACACTTACACTTTATCCTACAACTGCAACAAGTAGTATTGGTGGATATAACAAATTAGTTTCTTCTATTACAGACCCAAGTTACAATACTACAGCAGTAGATGTATCAACAGGGGCTATTACAGGAACAGACCAATTGATTGCTGGATTGATAACAGAACCTAATCAAATTATTGGAAATCCTGGTATATTCAATATGACAACTATTGGTAACATTAGAAAAACAGCAGGTTCTGGACAAGCAGAGTTTTATTTTACAGTTTATAAAAGAGATGCTGGTGGAACTGAAACACTAATTTTACAATCAAGTAATACACCACAAATTACATCTGCTATTTATACAGAGTTTAATGCAAGTGGTTTATGGAATGATGGTATATTTGTCTCAACAGATAGAATAGTATTAAAGTTCTATGGAACAAAAGTAGGTAGTGGTTCAAACCCAACTTATGATTTTCAATTTGGTGGAACTGCTCCAGTAAGAAGTATAGTTCCAGTTCCTTTGAATGTTATACCAGTTTTATCTTTAGATGAACTTACAGATGTAGAAATTACAAGTCCTACAAACAATCAAATACCAGCTTATGAATCAGCAACTAACCTTTGGAAGAATAAGACAATAGTTGAAGATGCAATAGTAAATGGTGTTATTGATAAAGCACCTTCTCAAAATGCGGTTTTTGATGCATTGGATTTAACAAGAAGATTAATTGTTTCTAATACTGGTAGTACTGTAACAGGGACAGTTGCTGAAACAATTTTAACAAGTATGGTTGTATCAGCGAATACTTTAGATACAGTTTGTGATTTATTTATAACTCTTGATTACAATAAAAATACTGCCAATGCTATTCCGATGAAACTATATTACAATACAAGTAATAGTTTAGCTGGTGCTACACAAATCTCATTTTATAACACTGGTTCAAATAGAAATGGTGGGTTTAATAGAAAGTTTGTTGTTAAAGGAACATCTATGGATTTAATAACAACAGTACCAACATTTACACAATTAAATAACCAATTTATTGACGCAATTTTTGCAGCATCAACAGTAATAACAATAGCACCAACAGGTAATATATATTTTATATTTACAGTAGCCAATGATGCAGTTGGAACAACCTTTATAAATAAAAGAGCAACAGTAGAAAAAATGAAATTAAGTTAATATGAAAACAATAATAGATAGTAACACAGGAAAAGTTATATACACTACAAGTATAGAAACAGAATTACAAGAAAATGAAATTGAGATTGACGCTTTATTGACTGAAAGCTTTGTTAACCCATATTGGGATTTTGATACTCAAATATTTTATGAGCAAGCAACTCAAACAGAAATAAATGATGTCAGAATACCACAAGCTCTTGAAATAGATTTATTCTATACTACACTTATATCTGATCTTTTAAGAAAACATATTGAGAAGTTGAGTATTGATTTAATACCAATACCACAAGCAGCAATTGATGAAAGAGATAGATTAAGAGCAGAGTGTAACCAGAAGATTTTAGATTTAGGAATAACTAATTTTAGTTACAGACAACAAAATATAAGATTATAAAAAAATAAAAAATAAGATATGACATTTAGTAATATAAATATAGGTTTAAGTCCTAATGATGGAACAGGAACTGTTTTAAGAACGGCTTTTCAATATGTTAATGATAACTTTGATGAGGTTAATACATTTATGTTATCACAAGTAACTGAAAGTTATTTAACAGCAACATTATCTAACTATGTAACAAATCAAGAATTAAATGATGTAGTTGAACCAATTGGTGTAGATATATCAACATTATTTACTTCTTTAGATGATAAAGCACCTTTAGTTCATACTCACTCAGTTAGTAATGTAACAGGATTACAAGGTCAGTTAGATTCAAAGGCTACTTTAACACAATTAAATAATGCTATTGCTGCTTTGAATAGTACAATTGCTGATCTAAACATAACTATATCAAATAAGATTGATGAAGCACCACAAGATGATAATAGTTATGTTAGAAGAAATGGAGAATGGATAATTTTGTAATATGGAGACAACAGCAATAGTAATAGCAGCAGGGATAATCATTGGGATAATAAGTTATTTTCTAAATAGAACAATGAGTGAATTAGACAAAGTTAAAGATAATAGTGAGAAGAATACTATTAGAATTAGTTTAGTTGAGAATAATCATTTACATTTAACAGATAAGTTTGATTTGTTATATGAGGCAGTTAGAGATTTAACACAAGAGATTAAGAACTTAAATGTTAGATTAGCACAAAAAAAAGACATATAAATTATGATAAGATATAAAAGTATTAGTAGAGGACCAATTAAATTAAAGAAGTGGAGGAATACAGCAGTTAGTTCTAATGTAGATAAAGTGATGTTTAATGATGAGAGTAATGAATTGGTAATAAAGTTTAATGATGGTTCAATATATACTTATTTTGATGTTGATTATAATACATTTTTATTACTTATTGAGCCTGCTTCAAAAGCAAGAACTAATGGTGAAAATGAATATGGTTCTTGGTATATTGGAAAACCTTCTGTTGGTAGTGGTATAGACCAACTTTTAGATAGATTTACATATAGAAAAGGAGGTAATTTAAGATAGAATATGGAAAGTCATTATACATACATACTAATAGATGAAAAAACAAATGAGTTTTATATTGGTGTTAGAAGTTTTTTGGGTAATCCAGAGAATGATAGATATATGGGTTCAATGAAAACCTGGAAGGTTGATAAAATAAATCTAAAAAAATCAATAATTAGAACATTTGATGATAGAAATAGTGCAGCAAATAGTGAAATTGAAGGCAAGCATATTTAGATGCAAAAGAAAAATACCATAAAATATAATGAAGACAATAGTTTTAACTTTACAGGAGATTTGGCAAGAAACAAAAACAAAGGTTTTTAAGAATAAGAAGAAGTATTCAAGGAAAGATAAAAGAAAAAGTAAATATGAAAGAAAGATTATTGACTAAAGGTTTAACAACAACATTATTAGGAGTATGTGTATTAGTTTTTTGTGGAGTTCTAATATACCAAGGAAAACAAACTGCCTCTGATTTATCAGGGTGGTTTGCATTTTCTCTTACTTTATTAAGAGCAAAAGATTCATTATTATTTGGAGAACCAACAGAGTAAAATTTAATATATATTCTATGCTAAAGAAGAAATGTAAAATGTGTGAATTAGAATTACCAATAAGTAGATTCTATTTCTTAGGTTATTTTAAAAAGAGATGTGGTCAAAAAGCATATTCATCATATTGTAATGCATGTAATAGTAAAAGAATTTATCCTAATAAAAAAAGTGGTAAAGAATATAAACCACATAATTCCTGGAATAAAAAGATTAGTAAAGAAGAGATAATAGTTGATGTGAGGTCAATATACCTTTTATTAAAAAGGATTGAAATAAACCACCTTAAAATGTCTTATATTGATAGTTTTAGATTAGTTGATGAGTATGTAAAAGTATTTGGTAGTGATATACCAGATTATTATTGTGAAGTAGAACAACTTGACATAATGTTTTTTAGGTTGAAGGAGTATATTACAAGTAAGAAAGTTGAAAATCTATATCAGGGTATTTAGACTTACAATAGTTAAGTATTTTATTTACTTGTTTATCTTTTACAATCAAACAATCATGAATAGGAATACCAAAGTCAGTAGGTAGATTTTCGAGTAAGTCATCAATCCATATTTTAGCCTCAACTCTTTGAAGGAAAGAAGAACTATCTTTATAGTTTTTAGATTTAAGACCTTTAATAAAGTTAGAAGCAATAGGAAAGAGAATATGGATTTTATAGTCAGGAACATAACCAGCACTATTTAACCAATACATAAAAAGATCCTTAGCCATTTTTCTATCTTCAAGATTTAGTTTTTCAACAAGGAAGTTATAGAAATCACCTTCAAATGCTTTTTCATAGTTATTATCAACAAATCCTTTTTGTTTCATTATATTTAAGAGTAGTTTAGGTTGAGAGGCCTGAGCATCAATAAGGGCATATCCTTTATCTTTAAGTTCTTCTTTATATACAGGTATAAGGTTATGGTGAACTCTTCTACCAAAAGTATCTCTTTTTATATCAGGATTGTAACCAAGTTCAAGAAGAGAACCTTCAAGGATGTTATACCATTTAGATTTTTTATTAGTATTCATATCAACATAAACATCCTCACCAACAGAAGTATCAATTAGAAATCTATATTTCATACAGATGCCTTTATTAGTATTATAGTATTTAGTATATTTTTGTGAGAACAAATCATTAGGATCTTGATAAACACCTTTAAAGTATTCAATTATACCAGCATTGATAAAGACATCCATTATAGTTTTATATCTACAATTTATGGATTCAAGATAAGTAGAAGGAACAGGAAAGTAACCATGTTTGTTTTTTCTTTTTGACATTATTATTAAGGCAGAATATATTTTAAGACCAGAGGTTTTTTTAGTTTTATTACCAAGAGAGTTTATGGTATCTTTAACTAATTTGTTTATTTTAAGGTTCATTACTATCATTTGTTTTTTATCTATATTATATATATTAAATAGTATCTTCCCCCTTCAAACAAATTACTCACTTTTTTTCATGTTATTCACTTTTTTTCATCAAAAGCGAGGAACAATAATAATGATATATAGATATATCAGATATAGATATAGATAGAAGATTTAACTTACCCACCACCTCTTCAAACTTTTAGGAAGTTTTTATTTTAATTTAGTTGATTTATAAGAAATGGTAATAACACAGGAATTATAGATTTTTAACCCTCTATCAATGCAGTATTTTATGATTTGTGTTTCTTGGTATTTTAGTTCATTATATGAAACAATTTTAATTGGCCTTATTGATATAAGTTCATAAAAATTATCTTCGTTAGATATAGACCTAACAAAAGAACATAAATCACTATTTTTATTAGTATTAAATATAAAGTATTTATGATACTTTAATCTTTCTTTAAGAGTTTTTTTAGTTTGTCCTATATAAAATGGTTTATTTTTATAGTATAAAGCATACACATAACCAACAGGACATTTAATACCAAGCATACAATTATATTATTTTTATATAAAGAAGTTTAACAAAAAACCCCTAACAAAAAGTTAAGGGTTTAAAATAAAAACAAAATAAAAATTAAAAATCACATAGTATATATTCATCTACATATGCCTTGGTTTCACATTATAGAAAAAAATTAAAAAAAGTTTTACTTTTACTATAAACAATCCACACTTTTCAAAAAAGTAGTTTTCAAAGTAAATATATACATTATAAAAAAAAAAACAAAAATAA